AAGAGCCATCGAGCATCCGATCAAAGTTCCATTTCTCAACCAGGAACCGCCAACCTGTACTCGTCTGTCTGCGCTTTACCACCTGGTACATTTCACTGTCGATAACAGTGCAGCTTTGCAAATAACTTTTCTTTAATGCCGCATCAGTCTCATCAAGATTTGGTGCTGCTGTAAACTTGGTATAACCATTGATGTCCTGTTTTCTCAGTGTGTTTAATACACTGGCAGTACCGTCCGAATTAATAATAAAAACCCAGTTCGCATCGGAACTTGATGTCCCTGCCAGGATGTCAAAGTCAACCGGAGTAACTAATAAATGTGAGGATAAGACTGAAATATCAGTGGACGTATAGGCATCCTCGTTATAGTCATAGACATACTGGCGCAGCGACTTACCGTTCTCATCGATGAATAATGTGGCTCCGTCAATGTTTCTGACTTCCAGATCAGATATGCCATGCTGCGTCTGCGATTTAATCACCACAGTCGAAGGCGTGATGCCATCCACCAGGAACTCGGCCCCGGCACAAAATACCTGTAACCCCCGGTCTGGATTGATATCAATAATCTCAGTAAGTGTCCTGGCAGAGATGGTGACAAAAATAGCCTCATCATCATCACCCTCGCCTATATCGAAATCAAAGAACGACCCCGACTTACTGGCAAAAATACTCTGCCCTTTTGATTTAGTACCACCGAGCCATAAGCGTCCCACATAGAACGCGCCCATCTTGGGATAGCCCCTACCCGCACTCCACACATCTTCCTTTCTAGGTACACCGTTGACGTTCTTTGCAAAGGTTATTTTTTTAGCCGCAGTGCCACTGGTGGGAAACCCGGCAAACAATTCAAAGTCTTTAGCTGACTCACCATCACTTGATATTTTGTATGTCAGTGAGCCTGTGCGAGTCACCGTCACTCCGGTCTCGCCCATCACAGGCATTGATTGAATAGCCTTCTGTATATTGAATAACGTGCTGTCTTGTTGGTCAGCCGTAGTATCCCCGGCAAACGTAATATTGGTTGACACAACACCCTCAATATCAATCTGGAACGTATCACCCGCTAACCAGGCTGTGCTGGCTGGAGCCGTTGCCGATACCGCTAACGTCATGGTTTGTTCATCAGCCGTAGGAACCGGGCTATTGCCATCGTTATAGTCAAACTGTGGGACATTTAAAAATGGTACATCCGTTAACTCAAATGAGTCATAGTTAGACTGACCATTATTAATAATGCGTTGAGGCGCATAATCCTCATGGAATAACAGCATCACGTTCTCGGTCTGTACTTCCCGAACCGCCATCACCGATGCAGCGTTATAAGGCGTTATCACATCTGCTAGATGCAGAGTGCTTGCACCCGCTATGTAAATAGCTAAATTGTCTTGCGTTAAAACACACAGGTATTGGCGATCAATTGCCGCAGCAAAACCAAATAGCTTGACGTTATTGGATGAACCCGCAGAGCCATTTTCCATGACGTTAAACTCTGCCAAGTTAATTGTTTGTGAACCCAGATCACCGGTGGAATCGCTCGACCTAACCAACCGCCAGTACCGAGTACCAGACCCACCATCGTTAGTTAAACGCCTTCTAAGGGTTCGTTCAGTATTGCTAACCTCAAACGTACACACATCCGTCCACGCTGTGCCATTGCTTGAGTTCTGAATCTTTAAATTACAAACCGTTGTGCTAACCGTAACCGTCTTTATCTTTCTAACATCAATGAACAAAATAGCCGGGGGACTAGCCGTTAAATCATAACGTGCTATCTCAAAGTCTGGTTGCCCAGATGTGCCACCCGTACCAATGACATTAGTGGTGGTATTGGTTGCGAGGTTGCCATCGTTGATGTTGCCGGGTGTGCCACCGTTTGCCATTGTCGGTGTGGTTGTATTCCGGGTTAACGCATTAACCGCCTCTGCCACCACCTCAGTACCGCAACGTCTTTTCAACCCACCTTGCGGAACAATCAGCACATCACTGGCTTGCTGTACACCCTGATAATATTGATCGAGATCAACACGCCCTTTTATCAAAGGCGATAGTTCGCCTGACATGAACGATGCTTGCAGAAATGATGACCGGGCCATTAGAACCTGACATCAATAAACGGACGGGATTGGAGGGGCGTAATAGGCGATTGTTGGCTATCAGTATAACGTGCCATTCTTGACGCAATCTCATACTGTGCCGCCATCAATTCCATCGATGCAGCCGAGTCACGAATACTTGGCGCAAAGTCCATCGCCAGCTTGTATTCCACCATCTTTGCAAAATACGCAGGCCATTCAGACTCAGCCACGTTTGCAGAGTAATCGCAGAATAACGAACCAGAATAATTGCAATACACCTGACCATTGATGACCTGATAATTAATACTCGGATTGAGTTTAATCAGGAACATCATGTCGCTTGGCAATTGGTACATATGATCGTACTCATTACCCACAGGCGTTGCTGCAACCAAACTTAACTGCGCTTTTTTCCGGGCAAAACTCCAGCGGAACTTTGATAGCTCCATCTGCACTGTATTGTCATACAGGCTATCTGCGACAACGTGAGCGCGAGTCGTTCCCGACAACGAAGTTAATGGCAAGTCACCAATCAAGACCAGTGCATTACTAATCACGTTCAGTTTACTTGCCATAACCTCACCATAAAAAAGGGGGGATTGCTCCCCCCAAGCTGGGGTTTATGCAGTTATCACTATGCCAGCACCCATAACGACTGTTGTGCCGTTATTGGATTCGACATAGGAAATTCTACCCGTTGGCGTACTTCCAGTTGTACCGATGATAATCATCGCATCGCCAGCGTTTAACTCATCTTTCGCACTAGCAAAGTAATTAGTATCAGCAGTAACAGTTGAAGTGGCATCAGCAGTTGAATACTGCCACGTTGCACCGCCCGTACCTGACCCACCGATTCGGCATAAGCCATCTCTTGAAAAAGCCATGATCTATACCTCCTCTATGCAGTCTTGGTGTATTGGACTTTAACCAGACCGCCTTCATCGCGTACTACGGAACCCGCTTTAAGCATCCCGTTACACAACCATGATGTGCGCTCTGCAACCCAATCGACATCCGTTCTCATATCAATGCCTATCGCCAAACCTACAGCGGGGCGTTGGAAGAACCACGAGTCAACCACGTTGGCAGCTTCAGTTAGACCACCCTCAGTCCTCGACTCAAGAATGACGAATTCAAAACCTACATAGGTATTGATCTCACCACTGACTAGAGCTTTGGCAGCTTGGTAATCTATTGAAGTTGCAGTGTTGTCGTTTAAAAGACCGCCTAAACCCAAAGCCTCTATACACGCAAAGAGTTCCGAATTCGGAACGCCTTGATTGCGTAGCTCGACTTGAGCCTTGATGATCTTCGCCATATTTAAGTTGGTGCCAGCACCACCCACCGCAGTTCCAACAGTAGACGTTAACGGTGTGGACGCATCCATCGCATCAATAACCAACTGATCTGATCTTCGACCTAACGCCCCGGCAATCGTATATGCCAGTTCGTTTTTCTCGTCAAAGTTCACATCTTGCTGATCAAAGATGTCGGTATACTCTGGTGCGTTCCAGTTCGTTAAAGTCGCTGTCTTAAACTCGTGAGCGACATCCATTGGAGTGACAAGATCACTGGTTGACTTTTGATTAGCCAACCCCTTGCCCATCCGTCTGAACTTGTATGTGTCACCAACGACATTGTTGCGCTGTGTCACTGCTGGCTTGAGTTTCCCCATGCCTTGATACGCCTGTTTAACAAGTGCATCGAATTCAGTGACCGCAACACTCGATAGTGTTTTGCTCATGAAATAGCCCTCTAAAAAAGAGTATGTAAATTACTTTTCTAAAGGTTTTTTGCAGAGTGTCCAGTGATTCGGGTCTGCTAAAACCTAACAATCACCGGACTTCAGAGAAGGTACCCGATTAACAAAGCATAACTGTTAACGTGTATTACGTCAAATTATTTCATTGGTTTCTTTTTCCGCATTTTCATCCGGGCTTTAGCCGCAGCTTTATACCCATCTTTCGTATACGGATAATGTTTTTTACCGACTTTAGGCATTATTGCACCACCCTTTGATATGGGCCATCACCCACAACTTGTTCCCACATTTGCATCACTTTTCTATCGTACTCAGGATCAACAGCGCGAAGCAATTGACCACTCTCATGCTTTTTCTGCATGGCATCTAACACTTCTTGCTTAGTAATGCCTGACTCGTTAACACCCCCATCTATCGGCAGCTTCTTCGGAGCTAACGTCTTAATCATAAACTCAGCCACTGCAACGCTGTTAGCACTGCTCACCAGGTTACTGAATCCATCGTATTGCTCTGGTGTCATATTCGCCCTTGCAAACCGGGTTAATGATTCAACACGCTTACCCGCCTCCGGGCCTAACGCTGCCATCTCCTGCTCTTTGCTGACTTCTTGAAATGCTTTTTCATTGGCGGTTAACAACTCCCACGCAGAATTGAAATACTCCTGATTCATATTTGCTTCACTAGCAAACGTCTTTAAGTTGTTAAACAACAAGTCATCCTCTGGTACACCCTCTGGCATTTGATAGCCATCTTTGGGCGCTCCCGTAAACCCACCGAACTTCTTTTCCAGTTCGTTGTACGCTCTTGCTTGCTCCGACACGCTGGTATAACGAGAGTTCTGATACCAATCCGGGACTTCACCGTTACCCTTTACGCCCTCTGAGAGAAAATACTCACCCTCCGCGAGAACCGTCTGATCCGATGTATCTAACAGGCTTTCCGGCTGCGCTTCCTCAGTTGCTTGCTCAACTGCTTCTTCTGCCATGCTCAACTCCACGGTAGTTCAATAATCTGTCTGCTCTTGGGTGGCCTCTGGTATTTCATATTAATCTTTGCTAACCGCCTCCCCCCGTTAATCATTGATAGTTCATTCACATCAATCCATGCCCGGTGCTGCTTATTGCCTTCCCCATCGTTCTGATAACACCGAAACGCTCTAAACTTCTCAATATATTCAAAGTAAACAAACCCATACTGTTTACCCAATGCTTGTAGCCAATCCATATTTAGGCCAATCTTTTCTAACTTCGCTTGGCGGCCTTTTTCAATCTGTACCTTGATCTTTTTTGCTCTGGGCTTTTTCTCTGTCATAAGATTGCTGCCTGACTGATTTGATTTGCTATGTACTTAACCACCCCACCCTCGCCATTGTGATAAGCCGCCTCATACTCAATGTTCTGACTGCCCAGGCTAGTATGGTTTTCCCAGACAAACCGGGTTGTTAAATCCTGTAGCACTCGCTCACCATCTGCCCCCTCAAAGGCTCGATGATATGCTTGCGCTAATTCGGCTTGCTCCCTGCGCTTTTCGGCATTAGCCTTCTTTGCTTCCTCCTCATCCATCAAGCCATCAAGGTTGTCCCAACTCACATCACTGGCCCACCTTGACTAACTTGCATTCCCTGCTGCGCTGCCTCTGCACCCGCTTGAATGATTTGCGCTTGTTCACTATCAGACCGCACCAACTCAGCCGGGACACCCATCTTCTCAGCAACCCACGGGCCAAACTGTTCTAGCTTGAAACCGATCTTCGCTTGGTCAGGGCCAGCGTTAGCCATGACAAACTGAACCGCTTGCGATACGTTAACCACATCCTGATCGTCTTGCGCCCTTGCTAGTGGCGAAGTAAATTTGATCTCAACCTCCTCACCGTTTAAAACAAGCGGCTGGATAAGACCCCTCCTTCCAAGTATGTAAGTCACACGCTGCAATATTGGGATCAGCACCTCAGTCTGCAACCGACCAAACGCACTACCAATCCGCTTTGCTAACTCCCTCGATTCAATCGCAACCTCTGTCGCTGAACGCACAGGCGCAGTTGGATCACGCAGATCATTGAACAGACTCTTCTTAATTGATGCTTGCAAGTCTTGAACTTCAAACTGCACCAGACTTAGATTAGCTCCCGTATCCAATCGCTGAATTGATGGGTTAGATGAATTGTTCGACCCGACAGGTATGACAACGCCCGGACTAATCGAGATGTTATAGGGGTTAGTAACACCATCATCCGTAGCTGTATACATACCCGCCAGGTCAATAGCGGCTTTCTGTAAAACAAATTCTTTAATCTTATTGAGTGAGCGCACATCAGGTAATGATTGCAATGCTGGGCCTCGACCTCGTATCTCCCCGGAGACTTTTGAATAACGCCCGGTCACCCAAGGACTCGATGGCCCGAAGTCCTCCATCCAGCTTATGCGATCCTCCGACTTCACCCACACGCAGCCATAATAGGTTTTAGTCTGAGGGATATACACCACGCCCTCACTGACATCAACCTCGCTATCCGGGGCAGTTTTAATCTGATCCTGTATGGATTGGCTTGCCTTAAATCCTACCCACATCCTTTCAAGATTGCGGGCCTTGACTTTAAACCTACGCCAGTGCGTTTCGATTGTTCCATAAGGCCCCTCTTCAAACGCAATACCTTTCTGCGGGATCGCATTAAAAACAATCGGCATATTGTCATCATCATCCTCATCTATTCGTAACGTGCCTGTGCCGATCAATAGATCAAGCGCGTGTTCATAAAACTGAGTCGCAAAGTTTGATCGGTTAATATAATCAAACGTAATCTCAGCTTGCTTCTCCAGGTTATCGCGTATGTCCTCTTCACTAACATCAAACTCACCAGTATCCAACAGCATCTTAATCATGTTCGATGGTTGAAAGGTTGCCCAACGCGCCCAGATCGGAGCCACATTCTCTTGCAGCTTTGATGCGCCTTGCTGTATTGCCTCTAGCGCAGTTGAATCAAAGATGCGCTCCATCTTCTTCTGACCGGGTTTGTTATCGTTAAACAAGTTTCGGTTAGGCAAGAAGTATTCGTAGGCATCATCTAGCTGATCACGCCACATCGCCATGCGTTCAAACGCTTTAGCTTCTCGCGTCTTGAGATCGTTTAACGTGCCTAGCTCTTTGGGTAATTCCATTATCCGATGCCTCGACCACCCGTAAACCGACCAGGGATCATAGAGGCGTTATAGTTTCTGCCGGGATTGGGGTTAAAGGTTGTCTTAGCTTTCGGTCCACCTTTGGCTAACAGCGACATATTGCCAGCCGCACCACGCTTGCCAGCTTTCTCCCGCTTTTGCTTTTCTTCCATCTCCTCATCAAGCATCGCTTGATTCGCACGTTGAGCAGCTAACTCCCTTGCGCTAGGCTCTGGTACGTCAGGTGGGTCAGGTTTTAGAAATCCCATTGCGCTTCTCCAAATGTTTGTAGAGCTGATAAGGCGTAATGATGAACGGATTGCTAATGCCGAGTATTTGCTTTGTGTGACCAACGCAAGTATTTAGCATGAATAATCCTTTCTTACTGTCCTCTGATTCAACCCGCATTAAATAACCTTCCTCGATTATCTCATTTATTTTTGAAAGTGTATACAGCTCAACGCCAATTGTATTTCGTGCATAAATAATGAAGTGCTGGCGGTATGCTTTGATGACAAAACAATGCTTGATGCCCTTTTTAAGAAACGGACTCCACCAATGCTTTTGCGTATCCGTAAAGCATACATGATAGACCTCACCACACATTGACAGCTAACTTCGCCTGGTGGACTTTAGGCCGCACCCCTGCTGCCATTGTCTCAGTCCAGCCAAGAGCCAATGTCTGTAATGCATCAGCACCATGAGATGCCCAATCATGCACCGGGTTATCCCTAAAGCAATTGTGTTTAGCATCCCACTCCCGATGGTAACTACCGAGGCAGTTCAAACCATGTTCGCATCTGTCCTCATCAATCCATAACCGGGGAAAGATTCTTCGGGTTGCCTGTATGCCTTCAGCCTTCTTAGCTGGACGCTGAACCGTTCTAAAGGTTAACCCCATATCCCTGGCGGTTTCCTTTCTGCTGCGCCCAGTTGTCAATTCCCGCACCTCAATATCATGCGGAGCCAAATGCGTCCCAAACATGACACTATTTTTAGTCGCGTAATTGTTTAACCACTGAATGTAATGCTCCATCCCCTTGCCTGAGTTCTCGTAATAGTCAATCAGCCTCAGTTCCTTGCCAAATGATTGCAGCAACCAGATGCACATATTGTCGGATATGCCCAGGTCCCACGCTGTGTGAACAGGCAATGAGTGTTCAATCGGGAGCTTACAAATGCGCTTCTGTTCTTTGGCAATGGCGATCTGATCCGCGAAGTATGCGCCCGGTATAAGAGCTTCAAACGATCCATAATATTCTTGCTGAAGTATTGCCTCTTCAACACCTTCTTGGCGTTCTTTCTCGATGACATCCAATGAGATGACAGGCGTACCATCCTCTCGCTGCGTGTCCA